ACAGGAGCAGCGGAGAAGCCAGACAGCTTAGTCTCTTCTTCAAACGAACGCTCGGAAGTCTCGGTTTCGTAGATTTCCTTGTGCTCTTCGCCGTAACGTGCATACTCCAGACCGAACAGGGCGTTCAAGCCGGGGAGCAGCTCTTTCAGTAGTTGTGCGCGTGAAATAGCCATGTGTTACTCCTTAGATACCGGCAGCTGCACGGTAGATGTGAACACCCTGAGTCCAAGTCACGAGGACTTCGACAAAGGAACCAGCAGCGGGCGAGGTATCCGGCACAACGTCAACCACTTTGAACGTGTAGGTGCTGGTCGTGCCAGCCGCGTTCAGAATAGCTTGTTGCGAGTCACCAGTGATGGTGCTGCCCACGTTGTTAATCAGCTGAGCATTGCCGCCAACCAAGTTAGCACGAGTAGCTTGCGCCACAGTGGTGGTAGCAGACACAATCGCGCACTTCATCACCAGATCAGGATCGTCAGCAACATACGCTTGGATCGAGTTCACGCCGTCAGGCGTACCGGTGGTGCTTGCCGGGTAGTACTGCGCATAAATACGCTGGTTGGAAGAGTTGATGTACGAGCAACCCATGAAAACGCCAGCCACTTGAACAGTGGTCGTGGTGTTAACAGTGGTACCGCCACCAACGACGCAGCCCGATGCGGACATCAGAACAACGTCACCAAAGAAAATTGCAGTGCCCCAGCCGCTTTCGATGGGAATCTGACGGGTTGAGCCAGCAAATACTTGGCCACCCAGCAGGTTCACCGGCTTAAAGCCGTAGGGCTTATCAACAGTCGGATATGCCATGTGAAACTCCTAATGGATTATGTGGTTCCGCGCCCAAACGACACTTTGGAACTCCGCTCTTTAAAGATCGGCATCCGCGAGTCACTTTGACGCATGAGAGTGTTGTCCACAGCCTCGGCTTGAGCTTGAGTCTGGTTTGCGTAGTACGCATTCCGTTCTTCAACAGCTTCAATCGGTGCTTTGCACAACAGCAAGCCCCCAACTTCAATGTTGCCTTTGAACCGGCTCGTTGACGATGGGTCGTTATACAGTTCCATCTCCGGGTGGTCTTCTGCTTTACAGGGAACCCACAACTCCCGAAGTTTTGCCGACACGTTCATAGGGTCAGCTTGACCTGTGATGCTTGTGCGTATCCATCTAAACTTCCAACCCTTGGATGGTGCTGGGTCAGGAATTAAACTGGACGGTGCCCAAGGTTTTTTGCGCTGTGTAGTCTCTCGACTTTCGAGTTCACGAGCGAGTCTGTTCTCAGCCATTATGCGTTCTCCTGTGCAAGTTGTTTAGCGTACATATCCAAAGGCACTCCAAGCTTCTTTGCAATAGCTACTTGCGTCCTAGTCAAAGTAACCTTCTTCGGTCCGTTAGAACGACTTGCTGGAGCTACAACTGTCGCAGCCTTACGCACTTCTGTTGGCTGAGTGGAAGGTTCCTCTTTCTCGTTGAAGAAGTCCGGAAACCGCTTACGCATGCGCGCATCTATTTGCGCGAAGTATTCATCACTACGCGGGTCTATACCCGAATGGACCAGTTGCTTATGCGCGATCAGCGCGACGGCGGTCATCTCGTCATCAGGTCCAAACCACTGATTTCGTTGCTGCCAACGCAGCGTTTTCTCATCAGGGCGAACTTGAGGCTGTTCAGTTTGTGTCGTTTCTACACCTTCTAAGTCATCTTGTAAAGGGGTAGGACGAAAATTATTTACTTTCTCCAGTTTCATCTGGGACTGCATGAGCTTGGTTTGAGCCTCCAACAAAGCATCCGCGTCAAAAGACTCGTGCGCCTCCTTGAACTGCTTCTTGGCCATCTCATACTCAGCCTCTGCCGCCGTCTTCATGGAACCGGCATATGCCTGCTCTCCGGTAGAGACGTACTGCTTCAACCGCTTGTTTTCATCAACAAGTCGCTGAGCTACACGTTTCATCTCATCCTGTTCGCGCAGCAGTGCTTCTTTAGCTCGCCGTTCATCATGGCGAGCATGGCTTAGTTCCTTAATACGTTTCTGAACGGAGGCACTGTATGTAGCCAGCTCTTCGTCCTTGGGATCGTCAGGCTCTTTCTCTAGGGGTTTACGGCCACGGTCTTGCTCCGGAGTGTCGTCTGCGATCTCAATATCTACATCGCCTTCGATTGAAACTTCGATGTCCGAAGCGTCCGAAGCGTTTTCAGCGCTCGGGGCATCCTTCTCATCCGGGAATTGATATCCTGCATTACTTGTTGCCATAAGTCCTCCTTAAGCGTTGGTTAAGCCGCGTGGGTCTTCAACCACGGCTTCAACGGTGTCGTCATTGATGATGCGGAATTCCCGGTCGTGAATCTTCATACGGGTTCCGGCGTACGAGCGGGTCAGAACAAAATCGCCTTTTTTGCACCAAGGTCCGTTTGGAAACCTAGCAGCGTCTTTGTAAGCCAAATCGCCCAACTCACATACAAACAGCACTTGAGTGGTCAATTCTTCCCGGTTAACAGTTGTCTCAGCCTTAAGCAGCCCACCTTCGTACTTAGCCTCAATGTGAGGGACCATACAAAGGATACGGTAGCCTTTTGGTTGAGGCAGTTGCTTTGCCTTTTCCTCTGCGCTTTGCTGCGTTGCATCAATATCAATGTCACTCATCCTGCTTCTCCAGTTCTTCTGCAAGGTCAATTAATTGCCGCTCTGCAGTAGCTAGACCCCGAATCACCCCACAGAGATACTGATACTCGTCATACGATTTGCACGCGCCGCTTGCTAGATCATCGGCGTAGTTGTTCATGTCAGTGCGCAGCTTGCTCCGAAGAGCATCTACGGGAATCATCACTTGCTACCCCCTTTCGGTTGTTGGTTCTGCATCATCTGCATACGTTGTTTGCTTATTTCTAAACCAGTACGCACACCATTTTGGTGGTCTTCACGTCGAGCAGCTTCTTTGTCGTTCGACATCTGCGCGCCTAAACGCGTGCCTTCTAACTGCTGTTTTGCAGCAAACTCAGCTTGTTTCAGCTCCATCTCGTCTGCTTTAGTAGCAGCATCCACAGCCAGTTTCTTCTCCTTGATCTCCACTTCCTTGGCTTTCAGCTGCAGTTCTTGCATCTGCATCTGAATCAGTGGGTCTTGGGCGTTCTGCTGGGCTTGCTGTTGTGCAACCATCGCTTGGCTAGCAGCCAAGACTTGCGGAGCGGCTTCAGCCAGCATCTGTGACAGCTGATACTCCATCTCCGGTGGTAGACCTTCTTCTGAATTCGGCATCGGTACACCCAACGCCTGTGACATCTTGTTACGGTACGCGTAGCCAATGTGCTCCGCGATGTGCGCCTGCATAGCCCCCATGATCATCTGAGCCTGTGGGTTCTGCCCCATCAGCTTGGCAATAACCGGGTCCTGCATCGCAGACGTGTGCACCTTTATGTGCGACTCGTGGTCCTGATACGCAAACGCTTTGACGGGCTTGCCAGCCAGCACGTTTTGATTCTCCTGCACCGGATCAACCGGCTTCAGGTCTTTCTCCGTCGGCACAAGCTTGTCGATGTTCTTGATACCCAACACGTTCAACATCTGCCGATGCAGCTCTGGCAGGTCGTATATCTGGGGAGCCGTCTGCGCCAGCTGTAGCACTGCTTGATACTGCACCACCCGCTGACTCATGGTCGCGGCGTTCGGATCAGACACCGGGATGATCTCTACATGGCGGTAGTCCTCGTACTTGGCTTTGCGACCATTGGGCGCATCCACGTCGTACGGATACTCTTCGTTGGCCGGGGAGTCTTCGCGCACCAGCTCAGCAATCAGCTTCAACTCTTGCTTAAACGCAAAGTGCACACGCGCCTGCACAGCACTCATGACCTTGAGCGTGCGCTCCAGAATTGCCAGTGTGGAGCCAACCGGAGCTTGATTGGACATGTCGCTGATCTTCATGTCTGCCGTAGAAGCAAACCGCCGACCCTCGTCCACAATCTTATCCAACAACCCCGCCAAAACCTGTGACGGCTCTTTATAGGGCAACGGCAGGATGTTGTCGCGCAACGATCCCGAGCCAATATCTACATCGCGGAACTCTCCGGGGGAGATCGGAGTGTCGTCGCCCTTGATCCGCAGACCACGGGTCTTCAAGCCACCGGGCAGGTTAGATAGTGTGCCTGCATCCACCAACTGACGAATGATGCTGGTTGCGCTCTTAGCAAAGCCACCGATCAGGTGAAACAACCCCAGACCATAAGCCCCAAAGCCGGGGATGTATTGATAGTGTATGTAGTGCAGCCGCTTTTGCTTGGTTTTGTCTTCTTCCTTCCAGTTACGGCGGATTGACAACACAGCGTTTAGCTGGTCTACATAAGTGACAATGTACGGCAGTGCTATCCCGGTTGGGTCACCGTCCTTATCCTTGTCCTCAAACCCCGGCAAGTCAAGGTCAACGCAGACTTCATATATTACATAGCGTCCGTCGTTGTTGGCGGAATAGCCCATCTCCTCGTCTTTGCGCTTCTGAATCTCTGTAACCACCTTGGGCGGCTCGCCCAGCTCCACGTCACGCCAGAACCCGTCGTACTGCATGCGGGTGATCTCATTCTCAGAACGACGCATGCGGTGGGATATGCGTGGGCACGTCAGCAGCTCAGCCGTTCCGTACGGCAGAATAATGTCCTCAGCCGGTACAAACACCGAAGTCTGGCGGTCTAGCCCCGGATCACGGTAGACCTTCTTGAACGCCGAACCGCTGGCTGGCAAGCTCCACAGCATCCGCTCATGCTCAGGACGGAACTCGGTCATGTTCTCCGTCAACTGCCAGTTCAAATCTTCCGCCACACGCTCAGCGGCTTCTTCCTTCTCTTTAGTCTGCTTGCCGACAATCTTTGTCTTGGCAGGTCCCATCGCTGGGAATGTCTCCATGATCGTCTCAGACTGAAACCGCACAACGGCTTCAGTAATCATGGGGTGGTACACACCACAAGCTCCCGGCCACGGTTCAGTGCGCGTCTCGTACTTCAGACCCAGCAAGCCAATGCCTTCCTTGAGCATGTTCTCCCAGTCTTTGCGAGACATCAGGTCGTTCTTGACATCATCGGCCAGCTCGGAGACTAGCGTCTCTAGCTCACGCGCATCCATCTCTTCGGCAAGGTTAGCGCTAAATTCAATCGCATCGTCTTCGCCCGGACGGATACTGATCTCTAAGCCGTCAGCATTGATGTTTACCTCTTCCGGATCAACAATCTCGATCTCGATGTCCGACTCATTCTCAGCCAGCGCTTCGATTCCCTCGGGGGCTTGGTACAGTGCCTTATCGACTGCCATGATGTGTCCTTAGTAGTATCCAGCGTGTCTCACGGACCTAAACAGCTTCGGCTCATCTTTCATGTCCGAGTCCAGTGAAATAAAGTTACCCTGCCTGAACCGCAGCAAGGCTTGTGTTGTAGTGTCTACAAAGTCGTCGTGCTCACCGACTGGGAACGCAGCGATCTCCTCGATCACCTCCCGCGCCCACCGTGTATCCGGTGCCCATACCTTACCACTAGCGAACAGATCAGCCACAGCGTTTACCCGCACATTCTTGTCGTTGCCTCGGCTGGGCGTGAACTCCTGCACCGGTATGCCCATGCGCCGAAACTCTTGGATCAACGGCGCTCCCGCCGCCTTCTTCTCAACGATGAACGCATCCGGGTCCCACTCCATGTAGCTCTTGTACGCCTGCTGCTTTAGCTCTGGAAACTCCCAACGATCCTTGAACGCATCGAGCAGTATCAAGTGCGGACTGTCGTTGTCCTCTTCGTTGTACCACACGCCCCATGTAGTACAGGCGCTGTAGTCGTTCGTGCTCTTGGTGTCGTGCGCGGTGTCCCACGACTGAATTATGAACTCACACGTGGGCGGTTCTTCCGGCTCCCACACCTGCCAATACTCACGCTTGATGACAGCAATACTGTCTGATGTCGGCTCCTGCTGGTACTGGGCGTTCCAAAAGCGCGGATTAATCGTCGCCTTTGTCTTCATCAATTCTTCCAGCGGCCACTTCTCTGGCCACAACGGATTGCCCGAGGGCAGAATCGCCGGAAACTCCACCACCTCCCACTGATCCGCGTCGGGGTTACGTGCTTGGTAGTCCACCATTTTCGCTGTCAGATCAAGCTGACCCCAGCGTGTCATCACCACAATGACCGAACCGCCCCACATCAAGCGCTGCCGAGGGCCGGTCTGATACCAATTCCACGCCTGCTCAAACGGCAGCTTTGACCCGCTCTTCAAGTCCTGTTCCGAGTGAGGGTCGTCGATCACCAGCAAGTTAGCGCCTCGACCAGCCAGCGCACCGCCCACACCGACTGCGTAGTACTTGCCGCCCTTGCTGGTGTTCCAGCTACCCGCCCCTTTTTTGTCCTCCGCCAGCTTTGTGTTGGGGAAAATCTCAGCGTATTCGGCCGACGCAATCAGGTTTCTGACCCTGCCGCCAAAGTCCTCCGACAGCGACGCCGTGTGCGTTGCCATAATGATCTGGTGGTCGGGGTTCAGCCCTAGATACCATGCCGGTAGCAGGAAGGAAGTCAGCTCTGATTTGCCGTGACGCGGCGCTATGTTGATGATTACGCGCTTGTTTTTGCCTTCGGCCACTTCTTTGAAGATGCGAGCCATGACTTTGTGGTGCGCACCCACTGAATAGTTAGGGTAAACACGTTTAGCAAAGTCAATAAGGCTTTTTTGGGCGGCTTTGACCTCCAGACGCTTAATCTTCTCGTCCAGAAGCTCCAGCAACGACTCTCGTTGGTCACGCGCCTGTGGAAGCATCTGCCGTTTCTATGATTTCAGCGTCTTCTACGGTTTTGGCCAGCTTGAAGTAGCGGTCCATGCGCGTTTTGATCTCGGATTCCAGCTCGTCGTCGGTCATCTGCGTCTTCTTGACCTCCACACGCTCAGTAAACAAAGCGATTTCGGTCACTTTGCCCAGCAGTTCGATGGCTTTCAGGCGGTATTTGGCGTCTGGGTGCTTGGATTCTTCCAGCAACTGCGCAATACAGTAGCCACGAATCTCCTTGGCCTGTTCTACAAACGCCCAATCGTACACCGTCAGCATGCCGACTAGGTGTTTTACCGCTGCCGGAACCGCTACATTGGCCAGAGCCGTCTTTTGTACTTGCTGGTCCAGCGGTATTGTCATTGCAGCAAAAGCGTCTTGGGCTGCTTTCTGTTCGGCCTCTGTAGTTACAGCGTCATCGTCGAAGCCCATCTCCTTCAGCCAGTCGAGCGCTTTCACTTTCCCATCGGCTATCTGCGCTGGGGAAGCTTTCTCGTCAGGAGTGAAGTTAGCGTCGTCGCCTAGTTGTGGCGGGACGTAGTCTGCTTCGTCAACAGAGAGTAGCGTTTCAAACATTAGACATCTCTTGTGTGAGCGCAATAAATGTATTATACTGCAATCTCCTTCGTTGTGAAGCGGCGTCATGGTCGCTCCTCCAACCTTTAGCCCCCACCCTCTGGGGGCTTCTTTTTCGGTAGTGGTGTCAATTGTTAGACAGAGTGCTGGGGGAGTTTTTAGAAATGTCTAGTGGTTGACATGGGACCCTGAAATTTTGTGGTGCAGGAGCAAAACAGTGTTTCGTGCCAAGCTGCCAAGTCACCCCGTCAAAAGGGTTGGTGGGGGTATGGTGGGGTTTGGTTATGCCGATTCCCTGCTACAGGGAGATACAGAAACAAGTTGTGCTATACTAGTTGTGTCGAATGTGTGCAGATAAACGCCGTGTTCGATACCCACAGCCCCGCAGACGACACTCGCTTGCGGGGCTTTTTCATTAGGGGTGTAGATCACCCCAACACAACGAAGGAGCTTTACCATGACGACTAAGCAAAACAAGTGGTTGGACGCACTCATTGCCGCACTTGCTGCACGGCACAACCACGAGGAAGCGCTCAAAGCGCTGATCTCGCACCACGGCAGCAAGCGCACCATGCCGCTGATGGAAGACCTGCTGGCTGGTCTTCGTGCGGTGTACCCGAAGACTGACGCGGAGATCAGGGCATTCAAGGGACAGCCGAACATCAGCTTCCCGAACAAAGGCGCAGGCTATCAACTGTGGAAGGACGAGATTCTCCCGCACTTGCCCAAGCTGCGTAAGGCAACGGGCGGGGCGCGTCATTCGGTTGATCCGGTTGAGCGCTTTGCCAAGACGATTATGAAGGAGTTGAGCGCAGCGCAGATTCGCCGCCTGAAGGCTCTGATCTAACAGGGGTGATTTGCACCCCTAATTGGTTTGACACTTTCTGTGGCGAGGAAGCCACGGCGCGAGAGGGGCAGCGCGATATCTGCCCCGTACACTTAGGAGAAACACCATGATGAATTTGTTCTTGAAATCAATGCAAGAAGAAGTAGCCCACATGGGCTACAAAATCGGGGATGTGATCGGATACACAACCTTTGAAGACGGACGCGTAGCGTCCACATGGGAATCAACAGGCAACACATGGGAGGACACCTACAAGGTGTCCAAGGAGGATGTAAATGGATAAGTCTCTGCTCGTAGGATCAACGCTCTTGGCTGCTGGACTGACCTACTGCGGCGCGTCGCAAGTAGAAGCTGGCTATCTGTGGACCGCTATGGTCTTCATGGGCGGCTTCATGTCCGCCGTGGTCGTTGGTCTCATCCTTGACTCGAACTGAGACTTACCACAACACGCTGGGAAAAACAGCCCTTCGGACAATAGTCCAGACTGTCCACCATTTTTTTCAGCGTGTTGTAATTATTTATCCTTTAGAATCAAGATAGTTAGCGTCCGGCAGTCCAGAGTGTCCACATATATATATACTTTTCCTTTCCTAAATATATATACACGGGCAGCTGGACTTTCTTTTTCTTTTTTCTTTTGAAAGAAAGTTTGGCGCTTTGATTGTCTGAAAAGCGTGGACACTTAGGACACAAGCAGCTAAGCTATTGATTCGTATAGCGGAAGCTATGTCCACACGCCAAAAAAACTCGTGGACAAAGTGGACATCTTTGGACGCGTTTACTTAAAAATTCCAACACATTGATTCGTAAAGGATATCTCTATGCCTAGACTCACCCAAGCGTGCTCTGTGTGTCAAATAGCGCAGCCATTAAGCGTATTTCGCATAACAAAACGCATTGCCAGCACCAAATTAGCCCCGCAAAAAATACTTTCCCCGCTGTGCAGAAAATGCAGAGAAGCAAAATTGTTGATGGATAAATCAGGGCGCGCCATCACTCGCGCCATGCAACAAACAATTATTTCCGCAGCGCGCGCAACCTATCTACACGCCCAACTAGCGCGGCAGCACCTCAACACCGAGCGTCAACGCCGCAAGAAAATCAGCGCTGCCATGACCGAGCACCAAGAGACGCTGCGCCGCATGAGGCGGCTGGGCGAAAAGATTTACGCCAAACACAAGGCAGCGGACGCTGCGCGCTCTGCCGCACTACGCATCTACCACGCCAAACGAAAGGAGAGAAACACCGAGACTTAGCAACAGGGGTGATCCGCACCCCTAATTACACAAACACATTACATAACGAAGGAGCATCACATGAAAGCTATCAACACTCAACATCGCTTCGGTCAACTGTTCAGCGCACCACGCGCACCCACTAACGCTGTCGCTTATGTCTCGGGTGACAGCCCTCTCAGCGCTAACTTCATCGTCAAGCGCCCCACTCCCGTGTTCTTCAAAGAAGCGTACCCGAAGCTGCGTCAGGCTTGGATGGATGAATAAGGGGCTGATCAGCCCCAAAGTGGGACTGCGTGTCCCACATTCACAAACTAGTTAAGGAGAAATGACATGCGTAAAAACGAACACCCTCGCTGTTCCTGTGCATCTTGCCGCCGTGGTGCCAGCAGCGTTGCGGGTAAGGAAATCCACAAGGCAGTAAACCGCAAGATTCGACGCGCCACCAAGCAGCAAATCAAAAGGGTGGATGCGGAGGACTTTGTGAGCATTGTTGTATCCACGCCGTACACCGACTAGCTAAGGAAATGACATGAGTAAAGCAATGAAGATCAGCGCAGATCAGATGTTTATCAACAAGCTGGCTGTGGTTTCGACTGCGGATGGCAAAGGGATTGCGATCCAACCGCTTCACCCAAAAGTAAGTCACTACGAAGTGTTCGTGGCGGTGCGCGATGGTGTCTTTTCTATCGCCGTGAATATTGATGGCGTGGAGAAGCAAACGAGTTCTTTTGGATACAAGGAGTCGTGAAATGTGGGCACAACTAATAGCAAAACCTTTGCAGTCCAAAACTAAATACACCAAGCACATACGCGGCAAGATAAAGCCGTACCCCCTTGGCTGTAAGAACACACGCATCACTTTGCAACAACAACGCCGGATCAACTTGAAGGAAGCGCTGTTCTACTACGGCAAGTGTTCTGTTTACCCATCATTCGGAGGCACGCCATGCAACAACTAGACCTAGACCTGCAAGGCGACACGCCACTCACAGTCATACAAACGCTTGAGTGGCAGAACGGAGACAACACTAAGCGCATCGCGTACACAAACCGCAATGTGTTCTTGGTGCAAGTGGGCAAGGGGCGTGGGTCATACACCACGCGCTATCGGTTTGAAGGCAAGCCGTTCCAAGCGATCAAGTACTACACGCAGATTAATGTCGGCAAAGGGTACAAGAAAAGACTAGTGTGTTGGGACTTCAAGAAGCCAATCATTCACAAGGTGATGACATGACTGACCTAGAGTTTTTGATGGAAGCTGAGCGTGAGTACACACGCATACTTACGGAGGAGTGCAATGCGATAGTGAAAATGTGGGAACAGCAGAACAACCAAAACAATCAGGGGTGCAGCGCACCCCAAACACAGGAGAACGACCATGACAACTAAGCGCTTACCCAAACTCAACAAAGCACAGGTCAAGGCATACGCCGATAAATATAGATCAGAGTGGTACGAAAGGCTGTGCAAGCTAGACTTATTCGGCAAGAACGAAAACGAAAAAGATAATTTGCAAGTTATCGCTTCGTTCATAAAAAGCGTAGTGCGCCCCGATATTGATACAAATACTCTCCAACTGATGGGGCGCTTGATTGACAACGGCATAAACCGCACAAACGAAGACTCAATACGCCTACTACTACCAAACTACGGAAAGAATGTGCATAAGCGCATCAACGAACCTTCTATCGCCGACAGCATGAAGAAGTCTTTTGAGAACGAATTGATGATCAACCCCTACATGACGGGGGATGAGATTCACGCGTTCGCTGAGACGCATTGGCAGTTGATGCTGTTGCGCGAAAATCTAGCTGAGAGTTGGACAGCGTTTGATGCAGAGAGGACATTCAAATGAGAGTCTCGGGTGTCGTGCGTTGGCTGGCTGATTTCGCGTTGATTGCGTTCAGCATCGCTGCGTTCTATGTGTTCGTCGTAGTTATGTTTTCATTAGCGTAGTACCCAATAAGTGGGACACCATGTCCCACTATCACAACGAAAGGAAAAACCATGTCGTTTTCAAATGCAATTCACAGCTGCACCAACCTCCACGGATACCCGCAAGCGCTGCGTCACTTCATTGAGAACAAAGCCCCGCGCGGCAAGAAGTGGCTCGACAATGAACGCGCGCTCTACAACCAACGCTCGCCGCACTACCGCATGGTGGCAAGCGAGACGCTGATCGACAACGAGCCTGAGTGGTTCGACATGGTGCTGTATAGCACACCGATGGCGCGGTTCTTTCGCCCTGTTGATGGCGTGTCGCAGGTGTATCTGTGCGGCTATGACTCAAGCGCATCGTGGTCGTTCCTGTGGCGTGTGTGCGGCTATCATCCAAACAAGGGGATGGTTGATCTCAAGGGCAACTACATCGTCGCGCCGTTCAGCATCAACACAGGCGTAGAGCACACTGCTGACAACGGCGTAGTGATACCAAGCAATTGGAGTGTCGTGCTTCGACTGCGTGACGGCAAGGTGGACACATCCATATCCGCGCATCGTCCGGTGTTCAAGAAGGTCACAAGCGATGACGACAAAGCGAAGCGTGCACACTTTCGCAAGCAGATAGAAATGCTGATGGACATGATGGTGCTACGCATACCATCGTTTCATGGTGAATCGCTAGTCAGTTCGTACCTTGCTCGCCCGTTCAGCGCTGCAAACTTCAAACAGCACATAGCTAGAGAAGCGGTGCAAGCGTTTCGTTTGGGTACGCAAGACGATGCTGACTTCAACGCCATCACCAGCTTCGCGCAAGCGGTCTACAACAAAGCGCTGTCGCATCGGCTAAGCAACAGCGACAGCTACTACGAATCGCTTACTTGGGCAAGTTCTAGTGGAGCTAAGTTCTCGCCGTTGGACGCTACATCGTTCCGCGCAGCGCTGTCCCGAGCGCTGTTGAAGGCGGCAACACTAGACCGGAAGCTTGGTCGCCTTGAATTACCGCAGTTCCCTGACTCGTTACCAAACGAGTATACTTCCAACAATTAAGGAGGCAAACACGAGTGAGAAATAGGGGTGAGCCACACCCTTAGTTGTATAGTAGTTGACACCCAAGTAGTCTTTATCTAAACTTGCAGTTTATAAATACATAACGAAGGAGTTTCACCATGTCCCTTTCATACAAACAAGTCGTCTCTTTGATCAAGGCGGTCGGTCACAAGCGCACTGTCATCGTGCGTGGCGAGAACGGGGTCGGCAAGACTTCCATTCAGAACGCGCTGCGCCAAGACCCTGACTTCGCGGGGTTCAATGTCATGCACCCCATCGACTGCACCCAGCTGTCCGATGGTTCGGTTTGGATGCCGGACATTGATCGTGAGAACGGCGTGTCGCATGAGCTGCCCAACGCTCGGTTCGGTGTGAGCAAGACCAATCGTCGTGGCTTGGCAAGCAGCCGCCCGTCCATCATCTGTCTTGATGAGGTGCTCAAGTGCCCGCAGTACATCAAGAATATGCTCGCCCCGATCCAGTACGAGCGCCGTGTCGGTGACTACGAACTGCCCGAGGGCAGCATCGTGTGGTGCGCTACCAATCTGTCGGTCGAGGGGTTGGGCGATACGATACAGCCGCACCTGCGCACTCGCGTGATCATGGCTGATATGGGCAAGCCGATGCAGCAAGAGTGGAAGAACGACTTCGCTATCCCTGCGGGTTTGAATCCGTATCTGATCGCGTTCACCGATCTGTACCCTGACCTGTTCGATTCGTTCCTCGACTATGAGGAGGGCGGCAAGTATGCAGGTAAGCCGCTGTCCAAAGACAATCCGCGCATCTTCAATCCACGCGCGTCACAAGACGGCTACTTCTCTCCGCGTACTGCACACGCAGCAAGCGATGTACTCGATGCGTCCGAGGGTATGGATGCCGAGACTCTCAAGGTTGCACTGACTGGCACTATCGGTTCGTCTGCTGCCGGTATGTTGATGTCGGTGGTCAACCTGCAGTCCGATGTCCCAGCGTTTGAGCGTGTCGTTGCTGACCCCGAGGCTGCACCGCTGCCTAGCAACCCCAACGCACAGCTTGTGCAGGTCAATATGTTCCTGACCCGTAGCCGTACCCGTGAGGAAGCTGCTGCTGTCGTTACCTATGTCAAGCGTATGCGTACCGAGATGCAGACCCTGTTCACCAATACTGTAGCTAACAGCACTCGCGTTGCGCTGTTCGGTACGGTGCTGGCATTCCAGCAGATGCTCAAGGACAACAAGCTGTTCCTCAACCTGAAGTAACAACAACTACAACGAAGGAGAATCATCATGATAGGTAAACTTACATGGGAGAAGATGACCTTGCGTGACCGCATCACAGCGGCACACACGGACATCATGAATCACAGCGAGTTCGCGCTGCTGTCCGGCGTCATCCTGACTGGCAAGGTGGAGATCAGCGACAAGATACCTACCGCTGCAACCAACGGGCGTGATGTGAAGTACGGCGCTGCGTTCATGACCCCACTCAACCAAAAGCAAGTGCGCTACCTTGTGCTGCATGAGAACGGACACAAAGCGCTCAAGCATTGCGTGTGGTATCGAGACATCGTGCGTAAGTATCCACAACTGTCCAACATCGCTCAGGACTATGTGATCAACGGCATGATCGAGGAGCTTGACCCGCATCTGCAGTTCGTTGAGCGTCCATGCGAGGGGCTGTGCATTGACCCTAAGTATTTCGGTTGGGGTTGGATCGAGGTGCTGCAAGACTTGATCAAGGACGGGGAGGAGGGTGGTGGTAAGCGCAACCCTGACCCGTTCGATGAGCACGAGGATGGCAGCGAGGAGATGGATGCCGATGAGATTGATGCGCTGAGTGAGGAGCTTGATGAGGCGCTGCGTCAGGGCAAGATCATCGTTGACCGCAAGCGTGGCGAGGGTAAGGGTAGCAACCCACTCAACGCCCTGATCCAACCACGCGAGACTAACTGGCGCGATCCGCTGCAGGAGTTCATACAGAGTATCTGTGCAGGGCATGACAACTCGCGCTTCTGTCCTCCCAACAAGCGCTTGCTTGCCTCCGGCTTCATCATGCCGTCTCACTTCTCCGAGTCTACCGGCGAGATCATCGTGGCTGGCGATACATCCGGTTCAATGACTGGCGTGTATCCGGTGGTGTTCGGTGAGATCGCTCGCATCTGTGAGACTGCGCGTCCCGAGTCTGTGCGCGTCATATGGTGGGACTCTGATGTGTGTGGCGAGCAAGTGTTCACCGAGCAGAACTACAACACCATCGCAGGTCTGCTCAAGCCTAGCGGTGGCGGGGGTACTTATGTGACCTGTGTTGCCGAGTACATCCGCACCAAAGAGTACAAGCCCAAGGCAGTCATCTATCTGACTGACGGGTATATCGAGGATTCGTATGTGTTACCTGAAGTGCCGTGCCTTTGGGGTGTAGTTGATAACCCGCAGTTCGTTCCGCAGCGCGGTAAGAAGTTGAACATCAATAGCCTGTCCATCTAAGGAGATACACCATGCAACGCTATAACATTGACACCTGTGCAATGCTCGTCGAGTTCAACGCATCCGTCTGGACTGCTCGCAAGCTAGATCGTGGTGCTACCGATGAGGTAGTTGCCCGTAACCATGCACAGTCCAAGGGTGCTGCGCGTGTCAACAAGCACCTGCTCGCAGGTCGCCCCGAGCTTGAGCGCATCGTTACCCATGTTGGTTCGGTGCGTACCTATGTGTATGAGAACACGCTGCCGTGGACGGATAGCGGTGTGCGTCTGCTGCCTGTGCCCAACTTTATGGCGTTTGAGGCACGCATGAAGAAAGAGGAGGACACCTACTGGACGCTGTGCAAGGACTTCGTGACTGTGTACCCGTCTTTGATTACCGCGCAAGCTATGGCGCTGGGTGATCTGTTCAAGCGCGATGAGTTCCCATCGCCTGAGTCCATCGTGCACAAGTTCGCGTTCGCTGTGAACTACCTGCCTGTGCCGACTGTGGGTGATTTCCGTGTGGATGTTGGCAACGAGGCGCAGAAGGAACTGCAAGAGAAGCTGGCTAAGCTTGCCGATGAGCGCGTGGAACAGGCGATGAACGATGTACGCCAGCGTCTCAAGACGCACATGACGCGGATGTCCGATAGGCTGACAGTCGATGTGGTGGACAACACAGCCAAACCACGGGCTTTCCACGATACGTTAATAGAAAACGGATTTGAGCTTTGTGATCTTGTCAAACACTTGAATCTTGTGGGAGACTCTGACCTTGAAGCCGCCCGTGCAGGGTTGGAGCGTTGCCTTGGCAATGTGATGACCCGCAAAAAGAGGACAGGCACAGAAGTATCCGTAGCCGAAACACTCCGAGAAGATATGCAGCAGCGCAGCGCTATCAAGGCGCAGGTTGATGAACTGCTTAATAAATTTTCTTGGTAAGGAGATAGACCATGACTAGCCTCAACATTCAAGTTGATGATGAAGTGTCAACTACTACACAACAGGAGATCACACCGATGGTTACCATCGTAGACAACAGCACCTCAAACACACCCAAGAAGAAAAAGAAGTACGCGCCGCGCGTTGCGCGCCGACACGCTGACACCATAAGAGCGTTGTTCAACAAAGGGTATAGCGCCCCAACTATAGTCAAAGTAACGGGTGTCAAGTTAGAAGTCGTGTACGGCATCAAGCACTACATGAAACGCAATGGCAAACTAAAACCAAAGCCGTTGCAATTCACCGCAACGACTACCGGATACAAGTTGGCTACGCCAACTACCAACGAGCCAGTCATCGTTGATACGCCCAAAAGGTTAATGGTAGCGCCCAACACCAAGCAAGTTGGCGGCGATCACTATAAAGACAACAAGATACAAGTGTGGGACGCGATCCATGACTGGGGTCTTGGCTACTTCAGCGGCAATGTCATCAAGTATGTCGCGCGTCACCAAAAGAAGAACGGCATCGAAGACCTGAAGAAGGCGCGTCACTATCTCGACAAGCTGATCGCAATGGCACAAAGCAAAATCGACGGAGAATAGATCAACGGGGGAAAGCGGATGCAAGTGCCGGAGCTGCGTAACGTATGAGTACGCACCGGCTTAGAAGAAGTTAACTTGTGCAGCGAGTACCCCACCTTTTTTGGAGACAAGCATGAGACTAATAGACCTGATTAATTCTTTGTTTGTGTATGACGCACTACAGCCAGACCTAATTGATGTAGCGAATTGCAAACCAAGTGACCCACGCAGGTATGACGAGAAGCGCAAGACGTGTATCAAGTACCTGAAGGAACGCAATCTGTTTATCTTGGACGGCAAATTTACACCGACCAAGGCGGCGAACACTGACATCACCGCAGTGTTCAACCGTGAGCGCAGCAAAATCGGTGAAACACTTATACAGGTAGCTAAATAATGAAACTCCCGCTAGTACTAACGAGTGCAGCACTCGCAGGTTGTACCTCTATGCCTGATCCATGCAAGCCCACGTTCATCATTCCGACGATCACAAGCTTGGCAATCACCGGTGCAATGCTAGCGGGATGTTCTGCACTACCTAGTTCCGAAGCTGCCAGTGCACTGGCAGTCGACAAAGAAGTTCAACCAATGTCTCGACAAGAAGTCATTCATGGCATCAACGAATGCGAGAAGGCAGGTATGCGTCCAGTTGTACTGACCACTAAGCGCAAGGTCAACAACCAGATGATCCCCGCTGTTGTCGAGATTACTTGCTTACCGGGGTTCAAATGAAAAGTAAAACAGAGTGGTTCAGCGCAAAGCAGAGGCCGGTGCGTAATGGAATATACGAGATCACTTCGGACATATTGGGATATGAATGTTTGTTCTTGTGCTTCTGGAACAATAATAAAGGTTGGTATTGGCATCTAGGTTGGATAATTACGCGTTGGCGTGGTCTGACCAAAAAAGAATACATGAGGAGGAGGAGGAGGGAATTCAAATGACCGACATAGATGAGCGACTACAAAAGCTGGAAGAAGCGGTGCGGAAGCTTGGCGCAGACATAGGAATGATGCAGCGTACGATAGACCTGTTTCTGATGGGGATTCAAATGAACTATATAAATGAGCGACTACAAAAGCTGGAAAAAAAGATACGGGATATGCGCGGTGAGATTGAGAAACTGCTCAGCCAACATCCTGAATTGAGGGAAGTTTATGAGAGTCGCGGCTAGGAAAGTTATCGTAGCAATGCGTGAAGTGCGATTGGAGGGCAGAGAAATTACCACGCACAACATCGCGGCAATACTGGGGATCAAGGTGCAGACGGCGGGAGCGCAGTTGCAGAAGATGTTGAGGGAGGGGTTGATCCGCAGACACGGCATGATATTGCAGTTCGATGGCAAGAACCGAGCAAAGAACATGCTGTGGCGGATCAATACATTGTACGTACGCAAACTGGAGGCAGAGGCGAGTGCCGCAAACGACAAGAACGAAGAGGCCGATGGACCAACCGGCCCGATGCACGATGTGCAAGGTAGTCAAGCAACCAAGCGAGTACCACAAGACCAAGTACAGAACGCTCAACAGTTGGTGTAAGGAATGTGTGAAGGAAGATGCGCGTATGCGGCATCATTTAAACAAGGAGAAGACATGATATTTTTTGGCGGGTTGTTCATGATTGTTGTGTCGTTCGTAGTGTTCATAATGTTCTGTGATCCGATCAATAGCAGCAAAGACCGAGGTACGTGGCTTGAAGATACCTGCGCAGCCACGATGATGATGGGGTTCGGTGTCGCTGTGATTGGCGCGTTGTTGTGGATTGGAAGGTGGTTGGGATGAGTGATATTGAAGTGATGATCGCTTATCTGATGCTAAAGGTGAAGCAGCGCGACTGGCACGGCGTGGCTGATGCTGCGATGGATATCAGAGAGATGGAAGCACGGGAGAAGAAAGATGCCTGATATCACTATGTGTCCCGGCGCGGGGTGCCACAAAAAAGATACGTGCTATCGCCACACGGCTACACCAACAAAGCCGTACCAAGTGCAGGTGCAACAAGCACCGGAGGACTGCACCCACTACTGGCCGATTGATGGACGGCGCGATGTTGATGGCAAGTGGGAGATGGACGTGATCCGCGATCCGATGAACGGGATCGTTCTGTGACAGCTACCGGATGGAGGAAGAGACAGATCATGCAATACATACCGGAAGAGAAAGGCGTGATTGACAAGTCTGCGGCCAAGCGCATTGCAACTTTACTTGGATGGCAACCCAAGCGCAAATGGCAAAGCCTGACCGACGACGAGATCAAAGAAATCGTTGGGTCATACTCAGGACCGATCAAAGGTTACACACGCGAACTGTTCGACAAGATAGAAGCCAAACTGCGGGAGAAGAACTCATGCTAGTCCGTAAAGTTCGGGGGCAAAACAAAGTTTCTAAAATAACTCTATTTCCTGCCGAAGTTGCTCTTGCTCGGAAGCTTGGAATACCGGTTGAGGACTATG